TCCGTGTTCATCCCCCGGCACCCGGCCAGGTCCTGCCATTCCAGGTTCATGCGGACCACGCCTTCATCCGGTATTCGGCCCACCGTCGGTGCTGAGCCAAACTTCGCCACAACTCCACCGGCGGCCAATCGAAGTCATGGAAGTGCCGCTCGATAGTGGTGGGGCTGCACCCGATGGTGCGGGCCACCTCCATGCGTGAGCATCCGTCGGCGGCGAGCTCCCTGGCCCGACGGAGCGCATCCTCACTGAGAGGGACCGCGGCCGGCTTCGAGATACCCAACGCCTTACGCTGCCTCGTCACCGACCTGGCTGTGATCCCCAATATCACGGAGATCTCAGCGGCTGATTTGCCTTCCCTCGTCAGGACCGCCACCTTCTCCCGGCGCTCCAAAACCTTCTCCCAATACCCTGAGTCGTTCATAGGTGCCCCTGCACTCCGTAGACGGCGAGGAGGATTCCGACAGTGACCACCGCTGTAGTTGCGGCTGCTAAGCCCCAAATGGTCAGGGCAACACGCCAACCGGATTCGACGGCCATTGCACCGAATATTCCGAATAGCACTGCAGCGACAAGCAGGCTACCGGTGATGGTGAATATCATGAGGTGATACACGCTCCTATCGGGTAGTCGTGGCGGTCGGGGAGGAAGTCTGTGCACAAACACCGGGTGCGGACCGCTGTGGCGGTGTGGGCGTGTGCGGTGTGTCCGCAGAGGCACGCAGTGAGGAGGTAGTGATCACTCATGGCTGGTCCTGAGCCGGTTGATGTGGTCGGTGATGCCCTGCGCCTCGTACTCGAGGTTCTGGCGGATACGGGCGATGTCGGCCACGCGTCGTTCTAGGCGGGCGATCCGGCCCTCCACCGATTCCTGGGGGTTGAACCGATCTACCGGAGTGTCCAAAGCCTTTGACAAGGCGAAGAGTTCAGTGGCGTGGAGTTTTCGTTCACCAGCCTCAATTCTGGTGACGATCGTCCGGTCCCAGCGGATCCAATACTCCGCCATAGCTTGCGCGAGATCCGCCTGACTCATGCCCTTCTCTGTGCGCAGGTCGCGCAGACGCTCGCCGAGTTCTGCATGGGTGGTCATGCGATCGCACCGCCCACGTTCCCCGTCTTGAACGTCGAGGACACCTGCGGCGGTGAGCTATAGGTATCTATGAAGCGTTGCAGGACAGGGGTGTTACGGGGGCAGTACACCGCGACCGCAGCACCGATGATCTGGCCGGCCTCGTAGGGTGTGAACCCGGTGTCGCTGATGATGTCGGCGGCGATAGCTGTCACGTTCGCCACCGACGGCGTCTGGTCGAGGCTCTGGCAGATGGCGGGCGCCATCGTCACGGCGTAATTCGACTGTGGTGAGGCGTCAGCGTGACCTGCTGTCCACAACGCCCCAAGGATTGGGAGTGCGCAGCTGGACATGGTGATCCAGACTCTCGGTGCTCTATGCTTTTTGGTACTCACTGCAGAACCTGCTTTCTGTGGTGGGTGCTGCTCGTCCGGGTTCCGTCCGGGCGGGCAGCTTTCATTACTGGGCTTCGGGTAGTGCTTCGTGGAAGCGTGAATTGACCGCAGCGACAACAGCCTCTGCCTGTTGAATCGTGTCGAATCGCCCGATGACAACGCCCCATGCATCGCAGACGAGGCCAGGAAAGGCGCCCTTCAGGAGCCAGTCATCACGTCCGTCGGCGACGGCCCAGGGCAGTTTGGGAAGGTTGGTAGGGACTCCCGACGGGGACGGGGGGCATCCCCGTCGGGGTCCCTCAACCGCACCGCTAGCTGCAACAGGCTGTGCGGGAGACTGTGTGGATGCGCAGTCTGCGTGCTCGTCGTATCGGCACGGACCGCAGGGCTGCAAAGTGTTCGGGGCGTCGCAGCAGCAAGTATCGCCGATGAACAACCAGTCCGAGGAGACGCTCTCGCCCGCTGCGAACTGCCTCAGCCCCTCGGCAAGGCTGGTCCCTTCGGAACCGTCGGCTGGCTTGTCTTCGCACCAGATGCATTCGCCGCCAACACTCGAGCAATGACACGGAGACAGGACTTCCTCCTCCTCATCCGTGCCGGGAAGGACTTCCCACTCCCCCTCCCACGCCGAGTAAGCCGCCGCACGCCTCGCAGCCTCAGCCTCAAACGGAGAATTGATGACCGCACACGTCACAGCACCAACACCCCGCAGAACGTCACGGAAAGACTTTGCGCCCCACTCAAATGCGGCCAGGAAATCAGGCATGGTCAAGCTCCTCGTCCAAAAGCTCAATGTCGATGTCTTGCAGGGTGTTGCGCAAGATTTCGTCTTGCCGTGCACTGGCGTCCAAAATGTGGTTGATGGCCCATCCCGTCCAGAACAGGGTGAGGACGATAAGGGCAGCCCAAAACATGACAGTCACCGTTGGGCCTCCGCAGCATCAGCCGCGGCCAGGAGAGCGGCTGCGGCGGCAGTCAACTTCCACGGGTGCGAGTGGTGGAACTGGCCCCACTCAATGGTTCCGTCGTCGAAGACGGTCACACTTCCGTGCGGGTAATCCCAGGATTGCGAGCCATTCTCATCATCTGTTGCCGATTTCTGCGTGCTCGGCCCGGGCAGTTCTACTACTGCGTACCCGGCAGCCTTGAGGGCATCGAGTGCTTCACTAGCCCACACTCCCGTCGAGAATCCCGCCATGCGGTCAAGGGAATCTTTGACGACTTCTGCGGCGCTCATGGCTTCTTCCCCTGCCGTGCCTCCGCTAGACGCGCCTCGGCCCGCCGTACCTCGGCGATAGCCTTAAACGCATCCCGATCCGTGACCGCCTGCCGCAGTTGCCCTTTCAACACCCGTATCTCAGCCTCAGCAAGACGGCCCGTACCCTCCAACTCCGCTATCCGCGCCCCACGATCAGAACTCGACCCCAACAACTTCCGCAGGCGCGCGTTCTCCGTGGTGAGCCGGTCAATCTCGGAGATGTTGGTGACAATCGACTCCACACGCATCACGCGGACCTCGGCTCACGCGAAGGCAGATCGGACATGTAGCGCAGCAGCTCCGACTCACGGAACTTCACCGACCGCTCATCCCTCACGGCGGTTATCTCGCCGGCCTCAACCCTGCGGTCCAGGACCCGAATGGACATGGCCAAGATTTCCGCGGCCTGCTTCTTTGTGAAGAGGCGATCAATGGGTGTCATCGTTCGAACCCCTCGGCTGCGAGATCCCAAACCCACGCGGGCCAGGAGTTGGCCCAGCCATAGAGTTGGTGCTGGACCTGGGTTGGTTCGACGCCATGACTCCTGCCGATGCGTCCAGCGCAGCCGCCCAGCTTCCTCAAGTACTGGGTGCTCGTCGGAAGGTCGTGCAGACGGGCGTATCCCAAGGCGGAGAACCAGTCGTGCTTGCCCTCGATAGCGTCGAGGCGGGCCTCAGTCTTGGTAGCGATCGCCTTGGCTTCCGCCACGTCATATTCGATTCGGCGGACCTCATCGAGCATGGCCTGCACGACGTCTAGGCTCGACGTCGATTGTTTGACCACTACGCGCGGGTTGGCCACCACGCCGTTGCGCCAGTACGCCTCGATGACATCCGCCACCTCGGACTGGTAGGCGATCAATAGCGGTCGTTTGTCTTCGGCGACATTATTCTCGTTGATCGTCGCCAGCAGCATCAGGAAGGTTCGGACGTCGACCGTGGTCGTCTGGTAGCCCTTGCCGTCGGCGGCAGTTACAACCCTCTGGGTCATGACTGCCCATGACCTCGTCTTTAACTTCCGCAACTGCGGCTCAACAGTGAGGCCAAGTGACTCCACGGCTGTCCGAAGAACTATCTGAGGCTTGCCGTCGACGTCTACCGCGATGAGTTCGGTCCCATGGAACGGGATGGTGACGAGGTCGGTGCTCATGCCACGTCCTGCTTCTGCTCGGACGGACGCTCCAGCACTGACACGGGCACCTTGAGTGCGGTCGCCAGTTTCTTCGTGACCGTGGCGTTGGGCCACCGGTCACCGTTCTCTAGTTGTGAGAGGTAGGGCGCGGAGATGGTGCTTTCGCGGGATAGCTCAGCGGATGACCATCCGGTGCGTTCACGGATGACGCGGAGCTCCTGCCACACCCCGTAAGTCTTCTTCGTCATGTTGCAAACCGTACTGCGAACAAGTGCAAACCGCAAGTGTTGGCACGAAGTTCGTACCAACAACGCGCTGACCTGCAATGTTCGAAAACTACCGCCGTGTCATTGCAAAGAATCGGCAGGTTGCAACAGGTGGACTTTGCACCTGTTTGCACGCGAACATGAGAGGCATGAGCGACGACCCGATACGCGAGGACTGGCCCCTTGGCCCCGCCCTCAAACGCGCACGCGAACAGGCGGGCATATCCGCCCGGGAAGCCTCACGACGAACAGCGCCACCCGGAGGAAAGCCCCTCATCAGCTCAGGGCGCTGGTACCAGCTCGAGACCGGATGGCAGAAGAACAAGGGCGTCCGCATACCTATCGGCACCACGGCCGCCACCATCGCATCGGCCGCTCGGGCGGTGGAGTGGGACGTAGGCGAGGCCCTGCAATTGGCCGGCTTCAGGCCGACAGATGTACCCGCGCGGCCGAAGCCAGTGGGGATTGCTCAGTACGACGACGAAGAACTGCTAGCCGAGGTACGGCGGCGGATGAAAGGGGAGCGCAATGTCATGGATGATCCGACGCAATCGGGAACATCGCGCCAAGCGCAGCAAGCCCAGGAGGGCGGGCTATCGGACCACCCGGAGACAGGGGCGACTCGCCTCAGCCGCCATGATCCGCGAGAGGGTCTGGGCGTCGAGGAGGCCGATGACAGCGACGAGGAGAGGCGCTGACCATTGGGTGAAGGGGTGCTCATCGAGGCGGTCAGCAAGCATGTGGCGTAAGGCCTCAACGTCTGGCGTGAATCCTTTATGGATCAACAAATGACCCTCCCCCTCACGATTTAGCTACGAGTTATCGAGTTACGGGGTGTTAAGACTCCCCGCCCTCAGAACTCCACCATACTGTCAACTTCCGACAGATTGACCATGAATATGGTTCGGGATGCCCACTCGTCGCAAACCGAAAGCCCAAGCACCACACGAGTTTTCGGACAAAAGGTATGAATCGCAGGTAGGGCATAGTTTGCAAACACAGATGTTCATAGCTAATTCAAAGTGGTTCAGTTCCCAAACTAACTACGTGCCCAACAACCCATCCAACGCCTTGAGTCCGCGGCGGGTGACGGTGTGGTCGACGTGGATGTATCCCCTCTGTGATGCTGCGGAGGAGTGCCCCATTAACGCCATGCGGGTCATCTCGTCCATGCCGGCGGCCTGCAGGATGGTGGCCGTGGAGTGGCGTATCACGTGAACACCGACGTGCTCCACCTTGGCTTTGGCGAGGAGATCCTTCCACGCCTTGGCGTCTTCGGTCTGAGACCATGGGCGGCCGTCTGTGTGGTGCCAGACGAGGTTGTGCGGGTTGTTCCGATCCCTGGCCTTGTGGGCCTTCAGGATGTCCACGACTGGCGGCAGGAGGGGGACGACACGAATGCCGGCCTTCGACTTGGGGCGCGTCCAGTACAGGGACTTGTGGCATACGCGGGCCTCGAACCCCGGCGGCTTCTGCAGTACGCCCTGGGGGCAGAACCCTGGCTTCACCCGACCGCACGGGTAAACGTTGTCGACTGGGTCACCGCAGCCGTGTTCCTTGCCGAGGAGCTGCAGCTGCCACGCCAGTTCGATCTCCCCGGCCTCGAGGTCGACGTGGTCCCAGGTGAGTCCGAGGCATTCCCCTTGCCGGGCGCCCGTCCAGAACGCGACCGCCCACCGCGACGTCAATTCATCACGTGACGCCTCAGCAGTGCGCAGGATGTGCGCAGCCACCTCCAACGACAGAGTCCCCTTCTCCTCCGGGGTGTGTTTTGGTTTCCTGACAGCCGACGCCGGATTCCGCGGTATCAGCCCTTCCGCTTCGGCGTCCTTCAACGCCCGCTGCAACACCTGCTGAGCCTTCTGGGCGTTCCGTGTCGAGTTCTCTTGGTTTGCTCGGTGCATCTTCCGAACGTCTTCCGGTGTTAGCCGGTCGATTCGTTTGCGGCCGATGTGCGGGTTGATCAACAGACGTATGGTGCCCTCGTAGTACCGGTAGGTGGTGGGTCGGACGTGGGGTCGCTGGATCGTCTCGAGCCAGTGATCCAGCCACTTCTCCACGGACGTGTTGGAGGTGGTGGGTATGTGGCCGGCGGCGACGTCCTTGCGGAGGTCTCGGAGCTTCTTGACGACGGTGTTGTAGTCCCTCGACGTCACCGTCTTGCGTCGGCGTTTCCCATCGCTCCCGGTGATGGACACAGCTCCTACCCAGAGTCCGTCGCTGCGTTTGTAGGGCTTCCCTTCGCCTGGTGCGCGGCGCGCCATCGTGGTCACCAATTCACTGTAGCCTCACTGTAGCCTCAGCCATGGCTAGCCGTGTCTTGTCAAGACATACCACCCAAGCCTAGGACCTGCGGATATACGGTACCTACCTCCTCCAGCCTACCGGATCAGTCGGACTTTTAATCCGCAGGTCCCAGGTTCGAGCCCTGGTGGGGGCACCAGTTCAGAGGGTGTTTTGCTTGAATCGGTGTAGCCTCCGCTGTAGCCTTAACACATAATCCGCACACTGCCCCAACCGCTACCCAGCGGATAGCGGTCCCGTGTCGGGTGTTGGTGGAAGGATTCAAAGCATGGCTGAGGACAAGTACACGCCCGCTGATGGCGAGCCGGTTGACATGAGTGAGTTCACGTTGGGGCCGCGGTACGGGTCGGAGGATATGTACCGGGACTACCCGAATCTTGCGCCTGGAGCGCGGGTGGCGTTCGAGAAGGACGGCGTCGTGTATACGGACGTGATTGAGAGTGTCCGGTATCAGTCGCCGGAGTGGGTGGCCCCGCCTGAGCGGTCGTTGTGGCAGCGGATCGTGCGGAGGTTGACGCCACCCTGGTTGCGGAAGCCGCTACCCCAGTCGCCTCCTAAGCCTGCTTCTGTGACGATCACGGTCGGCGATCGCGCACCCGACATGAAGCGCGCGCAGGGGCAGATCGCGAAGACCTTGAAGGCAATGGAGGACCTGACCAACCCGCCTGCTGCTGGGTTGGGAGGGCAGCCGTGACCGAGGTCAGGGAATGTGTATGTGGGCGGGAGTTCGAGGTCGTCACGGAGCACGCGAAACCGTGGACGGTCTGCCCGCAGTGCCTGGTCCCCGCTGCCACTGGTGTCCTACAAGGGCAGGAGAAGCCATGACGCTCACGATTCGTTGCGATCACGTCGGTCCCGATTTCAAGATGTGCCCCGAGGAGTTGTCGGGGATGACGTTCAATGCGAAGCCTGCGTCGTGGTCTGTCCTGGACTTGGGGCATGGTGATCATCGGGACTTCTGCCCTGAGCATGCAGCGCAGCGGGGCCTAGGGCAGGAGAAGCCATGACGGACGCAGAGATTGCAGAGAGGGTCGGCTGGTTTTTGGGCGCCGAACCGCGTCCGTGCAGCCATATGATTCGACACACCGTTTACGGGTCGTCCGACCAGGAACGCAATGGCACGTGGTGCACGATCTGCGGGAAGGCACTCACTTGAGCGGCGTGAAGATCTGGGCGATGGATGGAAGCGAGCCCGTGGAGATTCAGAACGGGACGCTCATGATGGGTGACGTCGAGCTGCCGATCGTTGATGGAGTGTTACAGGAGCCGGACACCATGTGGTGGCGGCTGATGCGGCAGGCTGAGCAAGATCTGATCGCCGCCGTACAAGAAGCCCGAACCTGACTCGATCAGTCGGGCTTGTTGGAGATGCGTACCGAGGCGGGTTCGCTGATCACGGTGCAATGCTCCCCCAACGCTGGCCCGTACACCGTCTGATCGCACGCAAGGCACGTCCAAGTCAGGTGTCCTCCGCCATGGCCTTGGCATCCCGTATGCCCCACCAAGCATTGACGGGGGCCTAGCGGGTGGCCGTTGGGGCATCGGGTGGGTGGTTTCACGATCCACGTCCCGGCCGTGGTTGGAACGAGGTCACCCACTTCCGGCATGCCTGGGAGGATACCCAAACGGGTGTGTCCCCTGTGTAGCTGTGAGCAAAGTGTGGCGGGCCTGGACCTTTGCTGCTAATTTCGGTTACACGTGGGGATAGTGGTCCCCTGTGACCGGTTGGGAGCGGGTTATGAACAAGATGGTTGTGGGGGCTGCACTAGCGGCGGGGTTGGGGTTGGCGGGGTTTGCTGGAGCCGGTGTCGCATCAGCGTTGCCGACTGTGGACAACACCGTGTCCTGCACAGGTGGTTGCGTCGTGAAGGCTGCGGAAGAGCCGACAGGCCCGCAGCTGCAGCCGTGGAATGCGCTGTTCGCCGCTGACCCGTGGGGCAAGGTGTTCGACCCCAACGGCGACGGCAAGGGCGCGTGGGAGCAAGGTGTGCAGGCTGTGAATGGTGGCGCGTGGGAGTCCGTGTTCGGCGAGGCCCCCTAACGTTGGGCCGCCCGCGCAGTCCCGTCTCAGAAGCGTCTCCCTGGCATGGCACCGCCAACGGGTACAGCTACCACAAATGCCGCTGCGATCTGTGTGTGGAGGCCAACCGGATACATCAGTTGGAGATGACCACCGCGCGGGGCGAGTTTGAGGTCCCGGACCATGTGCATGGCACTTACGGTGGTTACGCGAATTACCGTTGCCCGTGCGAGCTGTGCAGGTCTGTGTATAGGGCGAAGCAGGCGGAGTATCGGGAACGCAGGCGGCAGAAGGCGTAGAGACGACGAAAGAGCCCCCGTCACCCTGTGTGGGTGACGGGGGTGTTTCTATCTCCGATAGGTGAACCTTACGTCAACCTGAGTTGCTCGATGACATGCTTGGCGAGTAGCTGAAAATCGACGTAACCGTCGACCGTCTCGCTGCGGGGTATGCCGTCGTAGTTCGGGTACTGCGAGAAGTCTTCGACGTAACCGTCGCAACTCTCGCGGATGCCGTCGTACAACACTCTCGCAACGCGGTCTACCAGCAGATCGCGCTCGGTCGGCGGTTCGGTCGGCGGAGTCGGTGGTTGCCACAGGCAACCGCACACGTCGCACGCCTGCGATCCGGTCAGCATGCCGTCGTGGTTGCCCCAGAGGTGCTGGCAGTGAGGGCAGGTGTCGTCATCCATGAGGGTTGATCCTTTCAGCCGATAACGTTGCGGTCGGTCACTTGGCTTTCACGTACCTTTCCATCGCTCTGCGAACCATGTCGGTCACCGTCTCCCCCTTCTCCTCAGCCGTCGCGTAGCCACCGTTGGATGGTGTTCGTGGAACGGCCAGTTATCTCCGCTATGTCACGAACAGAACCGCCCGCAGCGTGGGCGTCACGAACCGCCTGGGCCAGTTGGGTCTCGTAGCGGTCTTGTGAGCGGTGCGCTGCGCGCATGATGCGGAGGATGTGGGCGCGGTGTTCAGGCGGTGTGACATTTCTGGGTCGGCCCATGCTGCAACACTATACGAATACGTTTCGTAGTTCCATCAGACACGCAACCAGCGTATGATGTTTCTATGGAGGTAACCCAATGACTATGCGTCTTATCGCGGATGACTCAGACCCACTCCCCTACAACGCTTTGCAGGAACGCGGGGAACAGCTCCTACGGCAAGCCAGGGAAGCCGCAGCGGAGGCCATGGTCATGTCGGTGCAGCGGGAATTCTTCTTCCGCGGCGCGCGTATGAATCTCCGTGACGTTGAACGGGTCCGGTTGATGGCGAGGGAAGCCGCTGCGGGTTGGGTGGCGGTGGAGTCCGCGTTGGCGGAGTTGGGGAACGAGGTCGAGAAGACTAAACGATCAACAATCCGTGGGGTAACCCAATGACCACCGACGAACTCATGATCTTGGGACATGCAGTGGAAGTGCTCAAGCGGCACGGCAACGACGAAGCAGTCAGTGCCGTCTACCGCGCCATAGGTACCGCCCTACTGGAACAGAAGTGAGGCAACCTAATGACAACTGTGCACGTGTACCCCATCGGCGATCTGGTCGAGCATGACACGGAGGGCGACGGTTGTTGTTGTGGCCCTACGACGGAACCCGTTCCGCGGGATGACGGCTCTTATGGCTGGGTTGTCACCCATCACAGCCTCGACGGAAGAGAAGCCAATGAGTGACCCTCTGATTACGAAGGACGCGTTGGTCAGTCTGCTCTACGAGCACCAGGAAGACGCCCTGACGAACTACGACAATGATGGCCGCGAAGAGTGCCGCTGCGGGCATCAAGGCGACCAGGGGTGGCGGCAGCACTTCGCTGACGTACTCCTCGCCGTTTTGACGCGCGGGGTAACCCAATGACCACCGAGCCCGCCAATGACGACGAAGTGATCTACCCACCCCGTGGCTACTGCATCAGCTTGTTCTTCGGAGCGGGCGGCAGCATGGTCGGCCCCTTCGCTACGGAGGACGAAGCCCGCGAGGTTCTCGTCGATGCCCGCATTTGCGTTGTCGGGGAAGGCTTTCGCCCAGACTGGGACCGCGGGGTAACTCAATGACCACGGATCAGTTGGTCACCCGTCTTCGGGCTTTCGCTGTGGACTGTGTCACCCACGGAGACATGACACCCGTAGCGCGGATAATGCTCGACCGGATACTCGACGAAGCAACCGAACGCAACGTTATCGGCAGAGGAGCAAACGATGGAATGTGATTGCGAGTGCGATCCGTGTCGAAACGGTGACTGCGACGAGTGCTGGACGGACGGAGGCGTGTGGTGACTCAGCGCCCGATTATCACCCACACCGACAGAGAGGCAGCCAACCAGATGGATGACATGAAGACCCTGGCAGGGGACATCGCAGAACTAGCAGAGAACGAGGCGGTCATGGACGCGATCAAGGTGTTGACGGACGCGGGAATCAACGGCGTCTTGTACGACCACTTGATCGCGCAAGAGGCGTTCCGAAACCCCGGCAGGCATGGGCTGCGCCGGTGACTGATCAGCAGCAACGCCCAGCTATCGGCACAGGTGTAAACGATGGATGAAGACGAGAGCGGGCCACGGTTCTTCGACTACGGCCTGGGCGTCTTGCGATGGGGACCGGACTGCCGGTGCTACGGATGGGAACTAAAAGGAGCCCCCGTCACTCGGATGAGTGACGGGGGCGTTTCGCTGTTGCCTACTCTGAAAACGCCCTTGTGTACCCACACCGCAGGGGCGTAGTGTACCTACACATGAGTGATGAGAAGCCCTACGGCGAAACCTACTACGCCGAACTCAACCGGCTGCACGAAGCCAAGACGAGAGCTGCTGAGGAGTACACGGCGCAGATGCTGTACCTGCGTATGGGCGGCTCCTACGACCGTGACACGCCCCGTGTCACCCGCGAGCGTGTCGCCGAAGCGGCGGCGCAGACGTGGATGTCGGCGGCACGCGATATGGAGGCGTTGAACGCCGCCGAGTACCGCAAGGCTCAGCAGGTCGACGAGTGCGATGGCACTCGCTACCCGGCAGTGCTGCCCTGATGCCGCGCGGGACGACGCTGCGGAACATTCGGGTCGACGACGAGCTTTGGGACGCGGCCAAGGCTAAGGCCGAAGCAGAAGGGCGCAACGTGTCCGAGGTCGTACGCGAGTTGCTCGCACGGTGGGTGAAACGTCCGCCCCTTGCGGATCGGCTGCCGATCACCTGAAAACCCGTTCCCACACGTGCGTAACGGGTACTACTGGATGCATGGGTGAGCGCGAACGCCGGAAACTCGTCGGACCGGTCGGTGTCCTGGCCGTGATCGGGGTGGGGTTATGGCTTTGGCGACGCCGATGCTGACCGGAAGTATCTGACCGCCTGATGATATGGATCCCACCTTGGCGGGAGCCGTTCAATCAAATGCAGAGCCGTCACCAACACGACCACCTGCGTGAGCACCGGATGCCGCACCTTGTACTCCGCCACCCTTGACGAGATGAGGTCGGCGTCATCACGGACGAGCTTCTCGTACGCCACGATCACGGCAACACCGACAAGGATCGCCTTGTCCCCCGTCCGCAACCGCTCCCTGATCTTCATCGCAGTCAATTATTGCAGCACGATGCCACCAGTCGATGGCATCAGATGGCAAGTCGCGCGATACTGTTCACCGTCCGTAATTTCCGGGCCGCATCCAACTCGTCATCATTGGAAGCCAAACGCTCCAACATCGGGGTCGCCCGGTCCACAGCATCAGTCAAATTCTCCAACGCCTCCACCAGTTTGTTGATGCGCTTATCGTCCCGCTGAGCCCGCGCAGCATCCCTAGCAGCCGACTCCGCAGCAAGCTTGTTGAAGATCTCCGACGTCGACGCCTCAGTTTTCGTGGTGTCCGCACGCCCTTTCGCCCACCCGAAGAAACCGTTACCCAGAATGGTCACCAACGCGGTGACGACACTGGAACCGCCGGCGAGGGCGAGGACGGATGCGACGTCCATTCAGCGGCTCCATTCACTTCGGATGACGAGCCGGCGGATGTCACCGACAACGAGCAGGGCAGCGCACACCGACAACCCCATGTAGCCGAACAGGCTCGAAGTCCCTTTTCCCCACCAGGCGGAGTACAGCATGGACACCCAGTAGGCGGAGAGGGTGAACGTCATCCCCAAATCGCCGAACACCTGCAACAACAGACCGTTCGTCGCCCGACTGGTGAGCTTCCCCCTCTGCACGTGGCCGGCCATGTAGCAGCCCACCATGACCATGAGTGGGCAGACGATGTTCAGCCACACCCACACCGTGTAACTCACTGAGCCCATCGCGACGTCGACGACGGAGACGGGTTCGGAGAAGAACGCCGCGTACACCCCGTTGAGGAGGAAGAAGAAGTACATGATGGCTTGGAAGAGGCGGACGGTGCGGGAGTCGATGACTTCCAGGAGTGTTCTCCACACGGTTCGGCCATCCAGGATGATGCGGGTGATGGGGCTCATCACGCCGCCTTGAGGTAGTCGATGGCGGGTCCGATGTTGTAATTGGTGTGGTCCCGGGTCTGCGAGCCGAAGAATCCGATCGCGTCGAACATCGCCGTGAACGCGCCGATCGCACCGGACAGCGGCGACTGGGCGATCTCGAGGAACTGCGCCAACAGACTGTCCGGCCCGCTGAACACCTTTGTGCCGCGGATGATCTGCCAGATCGCCGTCTTGTCCTGCGAGGCAGCGTTGTTGCCGGTGTTGCCCGCACTGTAGAGGTCGCCCTTGTGGGCGTAGTTGCGCCACCAGTCGGGGGTGTCCTTCATCAACGTTCCGGTCACACCGCCCGTGTTGGGTGGGGCCACGGGGACGCCGCTGAAGTCGTCGTACACCTTGCCGACTTCACGGTCCGGGTTTCCCCACGTGACTGCCTTGCGGATGAACGGTTTGGCCCAGTGCAGGACACCGTTGTCGGGTTTGATGTGGTTCTCCCACACTTCGGAGACGGCACACCCGCCTTGGCTGTATCCGGCCAGGACGGCGCCGTTCCTCTCCACTTGGGCGCGGTGGATGTTGAACTGGTTGATGAGCTCGGCAATGGCGGCGGCGATGCTCGGCCCCATCGGCACAGCGGCAGCCGGATACCCGATGGGCTGCCACAGGTATTGGCTCTCCACTGCGCGCGCGCAGTCCGCGTCCGGGCCGACCCACCATGGCACACCCGTCCCGCACACCGTGAACAACACCGGCCGGATGTCGATGGTGGTCGCGGCGAGGTAGTCCATCACCACCTTCGTTGAGGCACCGATGTAGCCGTTCGCCAACTCTGGCTTGAGCTTTCCCTCATTCACGTATGCGCGTTGCATCGTGAGTGTGGCTTGAGCCATCGGTTCGTCGAACAGCGCCACCCCTGCCGCGTTGCGGGTGTCGGGGAGGTTCCCGGCGTAGCTGCGGAACTTCCGTTTCATGAAGTCCCGGATCCGGCCAACCTCGACGTCGACGTCACCGAGGCCGAGGCCAACCCACTTGCCGCCGATTATTGCCATTAGATGCGCGGCAGGCTGTTGATGACCTGCGTGGCAAGCGGACCCAGTACCGGACCGATGACGGGAGCATTGGCGAGCGCATCGGTAGCGGCCTGCCTCAGCTTGTCCAGATCCGAAGCGGCCGACACCGCATCCTGCACGGTCTGCTGAATAGAACCGATGGCCTGATCCACCGGGGCCTGCGCCGCGGGGCCAACCTTCACGTTGGGGATGCCGAATGTGGCGATCCCAGTCAGGAGAGCGACGACGCTACCGAGGTACACGGACCACTCGGCCGGGGCGTTGACGCTGACGAGGAACGTGGCGACGGCGCCGAGGAGAGCGGCGATAGCCTTGGCGTATTCACGGAGCTTGATCATGCTGACTGGCCTTTCAGGAATGCTTGCAGGACGGACGGATTGGTCGCTTCGATGTCCGCGAGGACTGCTGCCGCGTGAGCTACGGTCGCCGGGTCGCGGTACTTCCCCTGACCAGACGCGGTGCGTGCGATGCGGGACAGGGAGTCGGTGTCACCCAGACGGGCAGCTTCCTCGACAAGGAAGCGGTGCCCTGCAGCGTCGATGGACTGCACCAGCCGAACGAGCGGAATGTTCGGCTCACCAGGGGTGGCGTAGATGGACAGCGATTCAACTTCTGTGTTGGCCATGAATAACTCCTCCAATGGGTCAGTTTCGGGATCGAGCAGGTCGGCGTTGACCGCCAGGGCTTCGGTGTATCGGCGACGGCGATCGTCGATACCGGTCTGTCCGCCGTTGATGAGGCGGGTCGCTTCCTCGAGGTTTCGTGCGTCGGCGGCAGCGTTCAGACCGGAGCGCGCCACCTTCCAGTACCAAGCGAATCCGACGAACGCGAACGTGTCGGTGGCCAGCGCGTCGGGGTTGTCGACGAAGAACGTCGGAGAGGTCACGCCGGGTATCTGCACTTGGTAGGCCCACCGCGACAGGGACGAGTAGTTGTCCTTGCCTGTGATTTGCAGGAAATCCCGGCCGCGGTAGCGGAATCCGTCGCCGGGGTTGTTGTTCCCCATGCGCCCGTCGTAGGTGAGCTGCTGCTTTGTCGGACCCCAAATCTCGGTCTGGTACTCCAGGTCCACCGATTCATGCCCGAGTTGCGCGACAGCCATGGCTCTTCGGTCGATGGTGTTGATGTCGGCGACGTGGAACGCTTGAAGTAGCCGCGGGAGCAGGAATTCGCACCGCTGCACGGAGACGTTGCCGTGCATCAGATCTGCGAGGACTTGCGCGGTCAGACCGGATGTCGGTTCGATCGGGTTGGCCGGCGTCGATGGTTCGACTGCGGTGCCACCACCTCGCGGAACTCCGCCACGCTTGAACGTCGAGTACCCGTCCGCGCGGATCTTCCGATCAATAAAGGACTGCACCCTGGCGACGTTTTGGCTACCGTAGGTGTTGTAGCCCATCTGGAAGTGCATCGAATCCTTGGGGGTGTTCCAGTCGTTGCCCCAGAAAATCATGCCCTCGTACCAGGCGAGGAGTTCCCGCACGGCGGGTTCCTGCGATCCCTTGATGTAGATGGATCCGTTCCACCCGGATAGGGCCTTTCCCATGGGGTGGTCTGACCAGTTCCAGTCAACGGCTGTCGCGCCCTTGTGATTTGAGGTGTAGACGCTGTTGTCCTGCGTCCAACTACCCTCGTCGGCGTACCCGCGGCTGTTGTTGGCCGGCTCAATGTAGGCATCCATGTCGCGGAAGAACGCCTGCATGATTGCGTGCGGCTGTCCGCGTTGGATGAGCAGACTGAGCGGCGTTCCGGGGATGGTGAGGTTGTCGCAGTCGCCCGGGTCGCACTCGGGCCAGCCGTCCTCCAGGATCATTCCGAGCGTCATCTACTTCAGTACCTCCACTGAATGCACAGACATCAGGGCCTGTTGGGTTGGCGTGTACGCGCTCATCTGCGAGGCGAGTCGTTCCATGCGTTCGGACGCTGCGATGGGGATGCCGTCAAAGCAAAGGACATGCACGGCGTGGTCCTTCCATGCGAAAACCCCCGAACCTGGGGTTCGAGGGTCTTAGCGGGTGGGGATATTCAGTTAGAGAACTACCGATATGGCGGACCTACGTCAGGCTTCGTAGGACGGCGCGTCGTGGCGGTCCCAGTAGCCCGCACAATCGGCCATGCCGTCGAGCGTGCCGGATACTCCGTATAGCCACAGGTGAAGCCGTGAGAACTGGTCGCCGGTCCTGCGCGCCAGCACGCCAAGCCAGTTCAGTATCTCCGCTTTCATGTCGTCCTCTCTGTGCCGATAACGTTGCGTTCGGTCATCGGGCTTGTTGCATCAGCCATCGTTCAACCGCCCCCACAAACCCTGTATACCCACACACATAACCCATCGCTTCAGACCATGTGTGAAACGTTCCCGACCAACCCCCAAAAGGGTCATGCACCACCCAATTCGGGGACAACATGTTGCAGGTTTTCCGTACCCTCCACTGGTTCATGACGGGTTGGGGTGGGTTTCCGCGCATTTGGGGTTGATGCATGTCCACTTGCTTTCCCCGTCGAAGTAGACGAGGGGGTGATTACAGGTGGGGCAACGCACATCAGAACCAGGCATGGGGAAACCTCTCTTACGACGCCTTGTGGTCGGCGCATCGGTCGCCGTGAGTGGCCTTCCGGCCGCACTGAATGCCCGCTACGCGGTACACCGCTTGGCATCGGGGTGCACTCACGTCTACCTCCGCTCGACCGTGCGTTCGGTCAATGGTGGCACGTGCACGGGTTTCGGTTTCCATGCTGTGCGTGAATGCTTCCGCGCGTTCCTAGCCTGCAACATCATGTCCACATTCATCAGTGGCCGCGCTTGTGCTTGACGCTGTACAGCTCCCGCGACGTGATCGACTGACGATGACCATCCTTGTCGGTGTACCGGATGAACGAACCACCCCCACCGTCGCCTTTGGCGCAGGCGTGGATGTAGGTGTGGCCGGGGCCGGTGCCGTGTTTGTCGCACATCCCCGGTGCAGCTGCGGCTGTGGGGGCGAGCGCGAAGGCGCCGGTTACTGCGATGGAGGCGATGATGAGTCGTAGCATGATGGTGCCTGCCCTTTCGAGGGTGCTGGTGGGCCGGGGAGCGGGGCAGGGTCTCAAGTCTGAGTCCCGCTCTCCGGTGTCTTGGTTACCCTCATGAGTCTACTCAAAGTAGACAGCAAGTCAACACCCAATCCCGCGTTTCGCGTCCAGTTAAAGTAGACGCCCACTGTTACACTCGACAGATGGCCGACAACCCTTACGCCAGGCAGATCCGCGCCAAACGCAAGCGCATGGAAACCGACGCTGCCGGAATGCCACGCCTCGTCTACGACGCAATGACCAAAGGCGGTCTGTCTTGGGAGGACATCGCCAAACTGCTCGACGTAAAGAAGGCCAGGGTCTATCAGCTACGCGCACAGGGCGAGAAGGAGAGCGCGCGATGACCGCGAAACCGGACCTTGCGCAAGTGCGGGACCTAGTCGCCACGATGATCGAACAGTCCAGCCGGTGCTGGATCGGTGAGGGTGAAGAGATTGCGCAGGAGGTGCTCGCCTACATCGACGGACACAGCCCCGACGCGCTCACCGAGTGGAAACGTGGGATGGACGATTGGACGTACCTCTACGCCGAGTCGCCTCCTCAGATGCGCGGCCCGTTCAAGTCACGCCAAGATGCACTGGACATGCTTGCGCGGCTACCAGAGCGTGCGACGTCGCCCTCACCGTTCGGTCCGACCGCTGACCGTGACAGTTACGTGGTGCTGACGCGCGACGAATACAAACAGATCGGTGACTGCTAGAACATTGCGAAGAACTGGCCGCTGTTCGACGCCGGTGGGGACACGATGATCGACACCCCAGCCCACGGCGACGACGACGTAGTACCAGTGAACGTGGCAGAGGTGGTGGAGTAGCGCATCGCCATTCCCTCGAAGCCGTCCGACGCTGAGAACACGGCGGTACCGCCGGTGAGGGATCCGATGGCTACGCCGGACCCGAAGAACTGCAGGGCCAACGATCCAGTCGGAACAGTCGCCGACTGGGACAGCGCAGTACCGGTACCTGTCACCACCGAGGGTGTGCCGACAGTACTGGCGCCGCGCACCACGATGGCCCCCAACACGCTCCACGCCGTACCGGTGACAGTCGCGGACACCGTTTTCGACCCGCTGCTGCCGATCTCCAACTTGTACACACGCAGGGTGCCGTTGGCTGAGTTGTTGTTCAAGTTCGCATCGGACCCGACCTGGGTCATCGCGTCCCCGGAGCAGTTCACCGACGACACAGTTTGCGCTGCCGCGCAGGAAGTCACCGCGAACACGAAGTCACCGGCCGCAACAGTAAATGCTGCTGTGGTGAGGGTCGCCCCCGACGAAGCGGCCGACGCACTGTTGCCGAAGGTCACATAGGAGACGGCCACTAGTAGCCGACCGGATCCACGGCGATGCACACAAACTTGGACTTCACCGCGTCGTAGAGGAATCCGACGACATGCGTGTTCGTTCCGGACGTCGTGGTCGGCAGCGTGGCCACACCGGACGATTGGAACGATGATCCCCATGTGATGGTGCGGGTGGCGGTTCCGGTGATGCGTACCAGCAGTTTGCATCCGTCGAACGTGTTGGACACGGTGACGCCGGTGATGTTCGCCGCCAAGGCGGTGATGTTGTACTGCTCGTACAGTGCGCAGTCGATCGAGGGTGTGGCGGTGGAGGTAGTCGACCCGACCCGCGGTACCCATTTCGTGGCGACCGCAGCTGTCCCAGTGGTGTTTTGGTTGAGGGTGGGGAATGTGCAGCTGGCCAGGTTGCCTGAGGCGGGGGTGCCGAGTGCGGGGGTGACAAGTGTCGGGGACGTGGCCCTAACCAAAGATCCGGTGCCTGTTGCGGTGGCTGCGGTGATGCGGGCATCGGCCCTGGCGTTGGTGTAGTACAGGTTCGACGAGCCTTCAGTGACCGAATCCGTAGAGCCGGGTGACGGGCTGATCTCCACATACGCGCTACCCGACCAGCGGTAGATCTTCCCGGTGTCCAGGGCTACGAAGATCTTTCCTGTAGTCCCTGTACCGGGGAATGCGGCGAGGTTGGTGTACTCCAACACGTCATCGACGTAGGAGGGCAGGTTCACTGCGGGAACCAGCTGGGAGGCATCCAACGGTGCGTAGCCGTTGGCTGCACCCTTGTTGGCGGTCGCCTCCTTCGTGGAATCGGCGATGGTGATGTTGGCGGTGCCGTCGAAGGAGACACCGTTGATGGTGCGGGCTGTAGCGAGTTTGGTGGCGGTGCCCGCGTTGCCGGTGACGGATGTTTGGTCGCCGGTGTTGGTGCCGGTGATGGCGCCGAGTTTTGTCTTCTCGGTGGCTGTATAGGCTTTGTTGGTGGTGCCGTCGGTGATGGTGTCCGCTGACTTACTTGCTGATGCTGCAGCGGAAGCAGCGGAGGCGAGCAGGGTGGCATCGGAAGAGTTCGCCGTCGCCCCCGCCGCAATGCCGGAGAGTTTCCCGGCTGGATCCGACAAGGCCGCAAGAGCAGTCAAATCCGCATCCAACGGCTGCTTCCCGTTGACCTCCGTCCCCAACGCATTCATCGCCGCGGCATCAACGTTATCCCCGTTGACCCAATCAATTTTGGCTGCCATCACAACCCTCTCTTAGCCGTGGGTGAAGATGGGCGAAGGGGTTCCATCCGAATCCAACGTGATGTTCTCCCCCGTAGCAGCAGTCACATCGCTACCCCCAGCCGTGGTGTCCAGAGCGCATGTCGCGATCACGTTCCCGCCAACCTTGTAGAGGACGGCGGTACGGGCGCCGGTGATGCTTCCACCCGTCGCAGTCCACACCAGCAGGCCAGTCGCAGACACAGTCATGGTGGTAGTCCCCGACACGGTCATGGTGACGGCGAGACCACCAGTGGTGTAACCGTTTCCGTTCGACACTTCACCCGTCACACCCGCCCACGTGGTCGATGCGGCACTGACATTCGAGGACGAGGTGACCAGCGCAACCTTGTAGGTGCTGGCTGCGGTGATGTCGTAGACACCCTTCCACAACTCTTGCCGGAAACCGTTTACAGCGGTCCAAGGTCCAGGTGTTACAGCCATCAGTGTTGCCTTTCAGAAGGATTTGTTTGAAGAGATTCGTCGGGTATTTCAGCCCACCAGACAGGCATCAGACCCATTCCACCAAGCAGTATCCGGAGCCGCCGTCGCCGCCGTAACTCGTCGTGGACTGCGCCCCGCCGCCCGCACCGCCGCCACCCCAGTCGCCGCCGTCCCCGCCGGGGATAGTGCTGTTGCCGCCGCCACCGCCGGGGCCGGGGTCTCCTGGCGCCTGATCAGGGCCGGGAGCACCGGCAGCCGAACTAGTACTGCCAGTGGTGGTATCACCACCGACACCACCAACGCCGGGATTACCCGAAGCGTTGTATCCGCTACCGGCGCCTCCGCCAGCAGCGGCGCCCGCAGTGTTGTCAGCCCCCCAAGAGGTGGTGCCCGCCCCTCCTGCCGTGCCGTTCGCAGTCGACGCCGAAATCCCGGAGACGGATGCGGTACCACCCGGTGCTGCAGTATTTCCGACCGCTCCACCCTGCCCGCCCACACCACCGCCAGCGGTCATGGTTATCGACCCAGAAGCGAACTGCGACAGCCCACCATCGGTGCCAGGGTTGCCGTTGCTGGATGCGCCGGCGGTGACAGCGCCACCGACGCCCGCCGCCCCGCACGTCAGGGAGTACGTCGGGCCGAGAGAAGCGACGGGGATGAATGTCCGCATGACTTTCGCGGCGCCACCACCACCCTTGCCGCCGGGGCGTGACGAGGAGGAAGATCCACGGCGGCCCGACCCGCCGCCACCTCCGCCTCCTAGCAGGGTGACGTAGCAGCCCGTAGTACCCGCTGGTACGGCCCGGTTGATTCGGTTGAAGTTCTCCTCGTTGAACGGGGTGAACGAATTCAACGTCACCACCGGCGTACCACCAGTCAAGGTCATCACACCCGGAGGGGGCTGGATGATGATCGGATTCGACCCCGGAATCCCACCAGTCAAAGTCATCACACCCGACGGTGGTTGAATCAGCTTGTTGTGCACCACCTTCACCACCGGCGTCCCACCAGTCAGGGTCATCACCCCAGACGGGGGGACGATCGCCCCCTCCACGGTCACTGACACCACCGGACGCCCACCGACCAGCGACATCACACCCGCAGGGGGCGCGATGGTGGTTCCCGTGTAGTTCTGCTCCGCCATGGACCCCGGATACAGGTAGTCGGCGATCCGCGCGAAAATCCTTGTATACGCCGACAACACGTACGGGGTAACGGTTTGCATGTTCTCCGCCACCGCAATCAACGCACCAGACACCGTGTCGAACGCAAGTTGGCAGTCCCACCCCGGCAACGTCCCGTTGTGCCCCAACCACGTACCCGTCGACTCCATCCCCAAGCCGTAACCAAACTTGGAGGGCATCGGAGCAACAGCACCAGACGGGTATCCCACGAACAGGTCGCGCCGCAACCCATTCATCTCAGGCCCAAGTAGGGTTGAATCCCGCAGCTCCGCAGCCCACTTCAACATGTCACCGACCGTGGAAGCCAACGCCCCCGCCGCGGAAAAGAAACTCGGATCCCAATTCGTTACCCCACCTGCGGGGGGAGGCAGCACCGAATTGCCCGGCCAGCGGGTCTCCACCAACCCCAACGGGGCCAGAATATCCTCAGCGATGATCTGCTTGACCGGACGGCCGGTGACAGCCTTCAACACCATGCCCAACAGCACATAGTTGCTGTTGGTGTACTGATACGCCGTACCGGGGACGAACTGTGACGGATTGCCCTGGACGTAAAGGAGGATCGCCTCATCGGTGAACGTCATCGTCGGCATCAACGTAAACGCAATCAGGAACCCAATATTCGTTTGGTAGTCGTAGATTCCGGACCGCATCATCATCATGTGCCGGAGGGTGATCTGATCGCCCCGAGGGACGTTCGGCACGAACTGATCCAACGTGTCATCAAGGGACAGGTCGCCGCGCTCAACAGCCATCAACACCGCAGTCGACGTGAAACTCTTCGTGCTACTGGCGATCCGGAAGCGGTCATCCGTCGTCAACGCCCGACCCGTGGCCGAAATCTTCCCGTACGCCTTCGAATACTTGCCCCGCGGCCCCGCCAACGTCAACGACACACCAGGCGCTTTCGACAGCGCCATCTCCTCCGCCACGATCGTGTCAATCATCGTGGCATCCGTCGACGAAACCGGACTGTCCGCACCAGGAGGGACATACTGCAACGTGGACGCAGGCAGCACGATCGACGGATCCGACTCGTTACCCGCCCCATCAACATTCGTCCCATAGATAGGGAAATCGGTGTCCGACACCAAACCAGGAATGACGAACTCATCCCCCGGCAAAATCAGGGAATCGTTGAGCTTCACCCTGCCCGGACCGTCACCCAAATAAAAGTTGACACCGACAATCGCCATCAGTCAGTGCCACCCGTCGCCTTGACCGTCAAACTCGAGTACGTCGCATCCACCAACACCACAGTCGGCGGAGTCGGAGGCGTCACATCACCAACAACAACCTCATCAGGAACCTCAACCTGACGGAAACACACCCAACCAGCCGGCTTCCCACCCTTACCGCCAGCCTGGAAGAACAACCCATTCCCGCCGTTACCCCCACCACCCGGATTCTGACCAGCACCCCCAAGAGCCCGCTGATCAACACCACCCGAAAACTTTTGCCCGTTGTAATCCAAAACACCCGGGCCGTGACCGACCGCGACCATCCCGAACTTCGTTCCCACACCATCAACACCCGGCTCAGCCGTCGTGTCATGCCCAGGAATCGACACCTTCGCCGACCCATCCGACAACACATTGAAAGTCACCAACGTGGCATCACCAGTGAAATCCGTACCCCGAGACCACGTCACAGGCGCAAACTTCCCCGGAGCACCCGCGAACCCCACCAAACCAGCAGTCAACCCGCCGGCACCATCCCCACCCTCACTGAGCGGGACCGCATCCACACGGTTCGCCCACGACGGAATCGGAATGGACTCCCCATCCTCCGCGAACGCCACGATCTGCGGCTCCCGATGATCCGCAACATCACCCAACGACACAGCGAACTCAACCCACGGAACATTCGACCCCGCAGTAGCCTTCACCAAACTCGACGCCGGGGTGTTCGGGGCGCTGCTGTAATTCACGACCGTCGCGACGCACGGTGTTGCAGCGACAGGATGATCCTTGATGCTGTCCGTAAACGACATTCCCCGCACATAATGGGTGCCGCCAACCGGCACGAACTCCACGAAGTAGTTGTCCGTCGCCAACCCCGCAAGGGCGGTGGGGATTTCGTAGAACATCCAATCCGCGTCCGCCGACGTGGTACCGGCCTGCAAGTTCCCGACGATGTTCCCCGAATGGTGCACCAGAATCCGGGCACCAGTCGTCAAATCAACCTTACGAATGTTGATGTAAAACGCGGTGATCCCCGACGTTCCGTAGCCGTACCAGGAGATCACCCCGATCGGCATCGCCTGCAACAACCCGAAACTCGACGACAAACTCGCCGACTGCGTGGTAGCCAAAAACGTGTTCGCCGACGTGATGTCATAATTCGCCCGACCCGTCGGCAACATCCCCCGCGCAACAGGAGTGTTGTTCAACACGTTCACGACCTGCCACGCATACCCACCCAACGCGGCCCCAGACCCCAACTGGGCCATCACATTCTGAACATCAGCCAAACTCGCACCAGTCGACCCCGGCTGCCCAACACCCCCACCAACGATCGCATTCAAAATGTTCAAGAACGTGTCGATCAGGCTGCCGCCGCCAGCCTCGTTCTGCACACTGTCCGCCGGGATCAGATGCAACGCCTGAAACAAATCCTCCAACGTTCCACCGATGACCGGGATCTTCGTCAGCGCACTGAGGATCGCATCAATGATCAGTTGGACGCGGGCAATGATCTGCTCAGGAAGAGAAGACAGGTCGAAGCCGAGGGCATTCCCGATCGCCGAGATGATCGCGTCGATGAACGCCAACGCCGACTCGGCGCCGCTCGTCACAAGCTCAATGAGACTGAGAATGAACGCCGCCGGGCTGGACAGGTCAAGACCCGTCAAGTCCTTGAGCGCCGGGATTATGAACTCCTCAATGGAGTTCAACCACTGCTCGATGATGTCGGGCAGGTTGAACTGCGGCACCCCAGGATCAGGACTGATCTGGTTCAGCGGCGAATGATCATTCGTCGGCGTTGCCCGATCGAACGCGGTGGGCATTTAGTCGACCGCCGGGACCACATCAATGCTCAGGTGCGCGCCCGCCTTCGCGAACCCGTACGACCCGAACCCGCCAGTGTTATGAAGGAACACGTAGAACGTCGCAGGGTTACCGGAAAGGAAACGCCCCTCAGATGATTCGGGGCTGATCGACCGGTTCGGGTTCGCCGGCGACGAGAAGTGCGGAATGATGTTCGCGACCGCAGTGGAATCCAACAAAGCCCACGACGGATCGTATAAAGCCAACCCGCACAGAGGTTCGTTCTCACCCGTGGAGGCGCTGGTAATCCCCACCCGGACTTCTACCTCCACACCAACCCCGGATAGCAGTCCGCGAGTGATGTACACATGCCCGAGAACGTCTGGATACCAGTCGAAAGGCATCGCAGGAATGTTCAAGGAGGCAATCAGTTGGCGGGTGTTGCTTCCGCTGTAGTCGACGAACGAGTTCTGCGGGATGCTGTATTTGTGCGGCACCGCAAGGGTGGGCTGGGCTGGCTTCCACTTGTCGTTGTCGCCGAAGACCAGGAAGTCGCCGGGTGCCGCAGACACGGAATCGTCGTAGTCAGAGGCCAGTTCGATCGCGGACGCAGGCCCTTCAGGGCCGACGACCCCGGGAATCTTGAAGTGAAAGTTAGGTGCCGAAGACGTTCCCGTCTCCTCAACTTCAATGTCGCCGTAAACGGTGCCTTCGGCTTCGATGACCTCCGCTGACATCGAAATGTCCGGTGTTACACCAGGAGGGCCGGGGATGGAGCCTTGGACGACGTGGAAGTCCCCGTCGTCGTCGGAGTAGATGTGCCACGACCCGTCGATGTACCAGGCCCGACCGTCATCGGATTCATCCAACGTGGCAGTGTCGGGGAGGTCGTCGGCGTCGGTGATCGTGGAACCCCACTGCGGGCGGATGATCGGCGACGGCTCACCCGGGTTGCCCTGCGGACCGACCAAAGCGTCCAAGGTGAGGACACCTTCCGGCCCGACGAGGGTGAACGTGCCTTCGATTCGCCGGGGGTCGTCAGATGCCCGGGGCATCGCGAAGAATTTGACGTAAACGCTGTGGCCACCAATGAGAATTGGCTCTGCGGGAACCGTCACAGGTCACCATCCCTTGCCTTGAATTCCCGAATGAGATCCCTCCGGACCTGCTCCAACACTTCGGGCGGAATTTGTCGTTTCATCTGCTCCCGCAAATCGGCGGCTTGCCGTTCGATCTCGGCGTCCGACGGTGGTGGCGGCTCGTCACCGAATTCGCCTCTGGGGCGCCACTCCCGGGCATCGCGGATCATGACGTCCTCGTCTGGCCGTAACCGGTACTCGATGAGTGCGACGTCCTCGTTCACATCCCCGCCGGCGAGGGCGAGGTGGGTGGCGATGTTCGCGATCGACCCGTCGTCGATGTACATCTGATGGCCCGACAGGCCCACGGGATCGGTGAGGGCTGCGCGGATCCGTTTGATTCGGCCCTCGAGCTGCGCGACCTGTTCCTTATTCCACTTAGCCCGGTAGGGGAACGTTTGGCTCATTGGGCGGCGAGTTCCGCTTCGATCTGCTTCGTGGAGCGGGCAGTCAACTTGTTCAGCGTTTCCCCGCACTCAGTGCAGGAGAACGTGACGAGACGCCTACCTGCGCCGTCGGGTGGGGTGGCGGCTTCAACCTGCCAATGGTGTTCGCACATGAATGGGCCTTCCATAGACAAACCCCCCGGAAGGAATGCCGGGGGGTGTCGGTAGACGGGGAGTTGATTTACCAGGTGGCGGGTGCTGCCCGCACCCAACGTGCTATGCCGTTTTGAAGCCGATTCGTGCCGGGAATGTGGTGCTGAAGGCACAGCCCGCCATTGACCCCAGCGCGCCCGTCTGACCGGCCAGCGCCGCCCCGCCGTTACTTCCGCCCGCCCCCGGCAGGGTCACGCCCAATGGCATCTGAACCGGGTTGCCGGTGACCGTACGCAAGGTGGGTTGCGTCGTCGTGACTCCCTGTACCGCACCGCCAACCCAATACACTCCCGGAGCCAGAACCTGTGACAGCGTTCTCTCATAGACACCCGGCGTGCCGCCTGTGGCCACGTCTCCCGCATCGCCGGAGCCAGTGCTGATACTGCCCGCGTCAACGAGCAACGTGCCCGGTTTTCCGGTCGTCGGGTCGTGATTCCAGATACCCATGCGGTACACCGAAGCGGCATCGCCAGCGGCGGTGAACTCACAGAACAATCTGGTGATGGACAAAGTGTCGGTAACCACCCACGGGAGTGCGCGGGCGACCCCGTTGGTAAGGGTGGCACTCGTACTGGTTGCCGGATACATCGTGGTGAAGTAGTAGTTTCCGGAGAGATACCCTGACGGGAAGTAGGCCGGGCCAATAGTTTTGGGGGTCGTCACGTTGATGTCCGCCGAGCCGTCGAAGCTCACACCAGAGATGGTGCGAGGGGTTTTCAACGCTTCCGCGTACCGGTTGTGCAGAACCTTCCAATTGGTGCCTGTGGAATACAGTTGAACCAGACCGTAATTCTTGCTGATGACGATGCTCGACGCGCCGTCAATGGTCTGCCCTGATCCGGCCTTCGGATTTATGGTGATGTTGTTCGTGCCCGCTCCGCCGGATTCATCCGCGATGATCAGCACCGTGCCGGCTTCAAACTCCGTAGCGGCGTTGGGCAAGGTGACTGTGCGTGCCGCTGAGGTATCCGTGATGGCTACTAAGCAGTCGCTGCTCACCACTGCGTAGTTAGACGCGGACGCACGGCGGAACACTCCGAGAGATCCCCCAGTGACGACTCTCCGGCCCGCCCGTTTGACCGTCAATGCGGTTCCGGCTGCTGCACCTGTGTCATCGAACGATACGAACGTGATGTCCGACCCGACGCTATTGGCTCCGGTCTCGGTGCCGCCAACGTCCATCCGCCAACGCTTGAGGCCGCCGTTGCGGTATTCGGTGCGCCGGACTCCTGTGCCGTCGTAGACCAAACTAGGGCTGGGCGTGTTGCCCGTGCCTAGGTGCAGAGCTGAGTCTCCATCCACACTCTTGTTTCCGAAGACGACAGTGCCCACGCCGAGCGTGACGACCGGCACGGTGTCGCGCAGCGAGTTGAAGGCGATCGTGTTGTCCGAAGAATCGAGTTGTTCGATGATGCTTGCCGCATGGTTGGTTCCGTAAACGGCGTTGCCCACGATGGTGCAGCGGGAGCCGTTGCGAAGGTAGATGCCTGGCTTCGTGTTGTCGCTCTTCGCGCAGTCCGTGACCGTGTTTCCGGTGATGACGATGTCGCTGGTGTGGAGTGCGAAGTTACCTACTCCGATACCTGGCCCATCCATGCCAGATATGGAGTTCCCGGTGATACTCACACCGCCGGATTCTCCGACTATGTAGATTCCCAGCTGACCTGTGTTTCCGCCGTTTATCTGCCGGATCACGTTGCCGGTGATGGTGACGCCTTGGAGAGTTCCCCCCGATGCCTCCGTAACGTCGATGACTCCGGTGATCGAACCGTTGATAGTCGCCGAGGCTGTGACGTGGTTCCCTGAGATGACGACGTTCTTGGCTGTGGTGCCAGCTTCCGGCTCGACCCCAAACACTTCACGGAACGAGTTTTCGGCAGTGTTGTTGGCGATCACACAGCCGTCGATGTATCCGACCTGAACACCGTAGTTGCCGCAGTCGTTGAACTGATTATTGACTACTCGAACATTCTTCGACAACAGGCGCGTTGTGGGACCGATGGCACTGATAGCGAGCACACCCGCGCCGAGAGCCGTGGCCGGTCCGCCGCTCACCTCGATACCGTCGACGAGCAGTCCGTCAACGCCGTTGAAGATCATGACGTGGCTGAGAACGGCACCTGATCGGTCTATCTTGAAGTTTCGCAGCGTGATTCCGGTGCTGCCGGTGCTCCAGTCGTTGTCGATCGCCCGGTTAACGTCCCCCGTGGGAAGTGCGGGCTTCAGGACTGATAGCGGTCCCGCTCCTGAAAGCTCCACACCGCTGCGCATGGTGATGACGCCGGTGATCTTGTGCTCACCCATGGGAAGGAGTACACGGCCGCCGCCGGCACTAGCCGCGGCGTTGATCGCCGCCTGGATGGCCCCGGTGTCGTCGTGGGTGGCATCGCCAGCGGCACCGAAGTTGCGGACATCGAACTGTGTGGCACGCTCAGCGTCGATGACAGTCCTCGCCGAAGCAGCACTGGCCGCCCGCGCAACCTGCTTACCCACCGGGGTGGCGTCGTCGATGCTGTCCATCGTTCCGTTGAACACCAGACCGGAAATGTCGACTGGGGTGCCCACCGGAACGTCCTGATGCGTGAACACCAGCGCGTCGTCGACAAGCGTCACCTCGTCGGGAACGTTGCGTACGAATATTTCACGGCCAGCCACAAGACCCGGATTGATCCACTCCGCCGTCGCGAGATTCTTCTCGACCTCACCATCAACGCCATCATCGTGGCCTTCAGCGATGAACGGTGCCGTCATCGTGATCGACGGCAACTCTTGTGCCGCACCGTTGTAGGTGACGTGATGAAACCGGAACGTGTACCAAAGGTCAACGTCCTCCGGTAACGCCAACACCGGGCAGTTCGCCACCAGCCGCAACTGGGTCGAAGCGTTCAACTTCAACACACCCTCATCGAGGCGTGCCTCGATAGGCGCCAACGAAATCAACGCCGGAGACGGCGACAGAGCCTCCACCCGCACCGACCGCGGATCAGTCCCTGCGATCGACACGGTGATGGTGCAGCCGCCGTAAATGCCCTTGATCTGCGGGTCTGCGTCGGGGTCTGTGGGCTCGTCTGCGACAGCGGTAAGCCACTTCAGCAGTGGACTGAAATACTTCAGTTCGGCCACGATTCCCCTTTCGTATCGTCGGATTTTAAGTCCGCCCTACGCCGACCGGCCCAATCGGGCAGCGCAGGGCGAACAGTCTTTTGGGACTTAGAACAAGTCCCCGCTCCCCGCGAGCAGTGCTGCAAAATTCGCGACGTTACTGATGGCGCTCATACCGCGGGCGATAGGATCCTCTTCACGAGAATCATCACCGAACGAAATGACCGGCCTACCAGACGAGTTGCGATCGCCGGTGCGTTTGATTGCCAAAATCTGGTCGGTGTAGATGACGCCTCGGCGTTCCGCGGAAACACGGGAACCCAACCGGATGTCCTCACCCAACACGTACGGGGCACCGTCACCGACGTCGAACTTGAACGACGTATAGGGCCGGGTTTCGTAATGGATTTTTCGGATGTCCATCACAGAGTTGATGGTGAACGCCGAGCCGGATCCTTGGCCGAACGCCTCGTTACGGGCGTACGGGCCAACCGCTCCCGTACGCCTGGGATCCTGAAATGGCATGAACGCCAACACGGTGTCATCGAATTGCCCTTGGTAGAGCTCCTCCAGTCCGATGGTTCCCGGGGCGTTCACCGCACCGGCTGGCCCCATGGAGATGACGTTGGAGATCTGCGCCAACCCGTACTTGATGCCGAATGTGATGGCCTGGTTCACCCACTGGGGGCTCTTGCCGCCGACGACGAAACTGATGGCCTGCGATTTGTGGATCACCATCTTGCGGGAGTTGACCCCGCCGTATCCCGTGTCGCGATAGACGAACGGGGGACGTTTCGGGGCCACACCCAGGATTTTCCGGATGAAGGGGTCCGTCTCACCGTCCCCATCCCCGTCGACCGGGAACAGGGACTCGGTAATCAAATCGTCTGCGGTGGCGGCGAACAGGTTGATCAACCCATCCACCGCGGTACCAGTAGGGCCGCCCACCCCGGACTGATCCTCGAACGACAAGATGATGCAGGCCCGTTGCGGCTTTAATAGCTCTTTGAGCGGGCCGAACACCTCATACGGTGCCGGATCACCCGGAAGCCACGTGTAGGCATGGCATATCACGCCACAGTCCTTCATCACTGGGGTCAGGATGGTTTCGGCGTCCTTCCAGCGGGCGCCGATCGTGCACCACCGAGACTGATCCAGGATGGGATTGACGGGCATCACCTGAACAGGCCAGTTGAGGGGGTTGACGTTGTCCAACCATGATGTGGGGTTGAAGATTTCCCTGGGGATGGGCCAAAACCCGTTAAGCGTGTAGATGCGGGCCAGGTTGATCATCACCGCGGTGGCGCAGGTAGTCACACACGGGCCGCCCCACAAAAACATTTTGATGGGCTGGATGGCGTGCGGCAGGATCGGCGTCGCCGCCAGCAAAATTCCAGACAGATGCCACCTATTCGACACGCACGTCAGCACCGTTTTGGTGGGCTCACCCTTGGTTTCGGTGTCCTCGATCGTGGTGACCTTGCCGCCCCACCGGTTCTTCCAGTCATGCGGCTTGTCCGGATCGAAATCGATCGTGATGTGCAAGTCTTCGGCAGGCCGGGTTTGGAAGCACACCACTTCCCGCAGCCACGCATTGTCCTTGCCCACGATCTCGATGTGCGCGGTCCCGTTGTCGTGGGCGATTTCCTCCGCATCCCACGTCTCCGGGATCGTGATACGCGCGATGTGCTTCATCTCTTTGTCCCACAACCGGATCAGCGGCTGCTTGACCTTCTTCGACAGATAGGCTTGCCGACGGTCCGCGAGTTGCTGCTCAATGCCGGCGAACTCTGCCTGCGAGATGAGACCACCCGACGGCGGGGCATCCACCCCCAACGTCGCGGGGAGAGTGAACGGCAGGGTGGTCACGAGATGGGCCGCTCAAACCGTTGCGGCAGCCGCACACTCACCCGTCCCCCGATGAGGGTGGAGTACACCGTGAACGTCGACACCGCCCGCGGCGCGGCGGGGGTGTCAAACCCCTGGCCGTGGAACCGCTCCAGAATGGAGATACCGGACTCGCCGTACTGCCCGAACAGCCACTCCAGGAGATCAGCGTTGCGGATGAACTGCTTCAAACCGTTGTCCACCGGGTCCAAAGCACTGATGGCGATCCGGTTTTCGGGGTTCGTGTCGATGGTGACGTGCTCACCCTTGTTCAGGGGTGGGACGCGGATCATCTCGTTGGTGGAACCGTTGGAAATCCAATACCGGGCCGGGACACTACCTTCCGATGGTGCCTCGAGGGTGTAGATGGGCCACTGTTTCGTCGTGCCACGGTTCGCGACCTTGAACTTCCCCACCCCGACCGTGATCTGTGGGGACAGGAGTTCGGCGTCCCGTTTGATGGTGGTGGTGATGGACATGTCGTTGATCCACGGGGCCGGGCGGACGTCGGGTTGCCGCCACCGTGGTTCGCCGTCCGCGGCCAGGAGGATGTCCCACTCCTGCATGTTGTTTCCGTTCGCGGTGGGGTCGTCCTCGAGTTCGTTTTGGACGGCCTCGAGTAGCTGCATCGGCAAGTACAGTTCGCCGTGCCGGTGAGTGAACACCGTCAGGAAACCAGGTACTTCGGGGGACATGCCGTCCCACCAGCGGCGTTCGGTGTCGAACCACCCGAACTCACTATCCGAGGCGAGCGCAACCCTCAGGGAAACTTCGCGCCGCTCGTCGACCTTCCGCTCAAATCGGGGCGGCCCGTATGCGGGTTCGTGCCAGATCCCCTTGAACGGGACGTGCACCAGCCCCTTGATTGGTCCGGAAATGAACGCGCCCTGCGCGCCGCCCATGAACCCGCCGATGTTCCACACGTCGGGCTGGTTGTCGTTGCCGATCCACTTCAAATTGATCCCGGAAGCCCGCAGGTTTTCCGAGAGATCCGACCAGGCGCTCATGAACCGACCGGGATTCTGGGGATGGCGCGGGCCAGGCCGGCATCCCGCTTCTTCTGTACTTGGTCGAAGCTTTCGCCGACATTGCCGTGAATGGACTGGTCGATGACCGTCGTCGGCCCCGCCGGACCCGGAAGCGGCCCCAGGCCAGATCCGGACGCAGGCGACCCAGGCGGTGGCGGAGCGGCAACTTCAGGGATCCCGAACGGGGACGAAGACGTTGCACCCGCACTGACGACGCTGCCGCCGCCTTCACCGCCACCGGTGAAGGCACCCAGGATGGTGCCCAACGCCTTCACGGGTGCCAGGTTCGACAAGTCGGGGAACAGGGAACCGTCCAAGCCGAATGTTTCGAGGATGCCGCCCCCAAGGATGGACACCAGATCCTGCGGATTGCCACCCACCGACGAACCGCCGCCCGATGCAGCGCCCGCGGTGAACTTGCCCTTCTTCGCCTCCGCCGCGTCTGCGCGGGCGTCTGCCGCTTCACGCTTCGCCTTGTCCACATCAGCCTGAGCGGAGAGCTTCTCGGAGTCTTTGGCGTCGGCCTTCAACTCACGCTGCTTGGCTTCGGCTTCCTTCACCCGCTGATCAGCGTCAGTGACCCTCTCATCAGCCTCACGAACAGTCTTCTCGTCCGGTGACGAGTACGTTCCCGACTCCCCGTTCGGGCCGATACCTGGCGTACCGGATGAAGACGATGAACCGCCGCCGCTGGAAGAACCGCCGGAACCGTACGGATTAACGCCAGAACTCGAGCCGTATCCGTCCGGGTAGAGGGCCTCAATCGGAAGATATGCGTGGTCAGTGAACGACGGGTCATCGGCACCCTTCGCGTTGCCGCCGAGAGTGTATCCGCCGTTGGCGCCACCCATCTCGACATGCGTGCCGTCAGGGAGAGTGCCAGCCATGTGTCCGCCGCCCGGTCCGCCGTTCTTCCAACCGAGGCGGAACGTCCCCGGAGGGCCAGCCCCGGGGACTGCGCCCTTCTTGGAGAGCCACTGCGCTGCGGTCATTGTGGACATGCGGTCTGTCTTCGGAGACAGGCCAAGGGTGGCGTTGACGAGTTGGGACATCGTTCCCGAGCAGTCATCCCCAGCCGACATGGAGTACTTCGTCCCCATCAACGACTGCGCCTCGTTGTACAGGGCATCGATTCCGCGAATGCCGCCGGTCTCGAACTTCATCAGCCGGCGACCGGTCTCAGCCCAAATCTTGCGGGACCTCTCCCCGCCATTGAGTGGGATGAACGCCTCACCGCCGGTGGATGGTTCGGCCCACTGCACCAAGCCGGCCCCGCCGACAGGGTTCTGAATGGTGGCCTGGCTGGGAAGTTTCCCGTTCGCGAATGAGGCGACCGAGTCCCACACGTTGTAGATGCCACCCGTTGCGCGGGGCGGCACATACCCAGGCAGAAGCAACTCGCCTGTACTCCTTGGAGGCTGCGCGCCAGCGGGCGCTGGTGTGGTGACCTGCGTCTTCCAGCGGTCGAAGAAGGACTTCATGTCCGCGTCGGCCTGCCCCAGGTCCGGCCTCACCGGCGGGTTGATCGGCGTTCCGGCCTGCTGATCGCGGAACGCATCAAGGACCCGCTTAGCCTCATCCGTCGTCGCGGTAACCTCGAGACCCGTCGGTGTTTGCACAACCTCAATGCCGATCGCCCTGAGGTTGGCGATCGTCTCCGGGGAGTTGTCGCTGATCGTGATCGTGTGCCCGTCAGGCAGCGCCGCAGTCGCATCACCGAGCGCCACGGTGAACTTCGCCGCCTCCTGCGCGCGGTCACCGTACTTCTTGATGTCGTCGTAAACGTCTGCCGTAGAGAAGTTCTTGGCCTTCTCTCCGAACGCGTACAAGCCCTCACCGAGCCCGAATAGGCTTTCGGCTTGGTCGTTCCATTCCTTGGCGACGTCGTCATGGCCGCCGAGACGCTGTAGCGCAGCACCTGCCTTTAGGATCCCGCCGAGAACGTCGCCGATCGGTGCGATCAGCTCACCCAGTCCCTGCGCGAATAATCCGGTCGACTTTATGACGAACTCCGCCATCGACACTGCGGCCAGTCCGACCTGCGTGAAGAATCCAATGATTTCAGGCTGATGCGCAGTGACCCAGTCGGCCAGACCAGCGAGTTGGGTGTTGACGACGTCAAAAACGCCGGATCCCAACGGTTGTAACGCGACTTCGACGGTGTTCTTGAACGTCTGCCACCGCTCAGCCCAGTCGTCAGTGTCACCCGCGGCAGCATCAATGGTGTCACCGGTGGACGAGAGCGTGTCATTGAGCGTTTGAAGGTCAAGATTCCCGGACTTAATGACCTCGGCGAACGCCACACCACCCTTGGCGCCGAAAATCTTGTTGGCCAGGTCCAGCGCGCCCGTCTCATTACCAGCATCCGCCAGTGCCTTGATCTGAGTGATGGTGTCGTTCAGTCCCTGGCGTGGATCCGTGCCTGCCTTCGCGAAGTTCTTCAACGCCGTGTTCAACGCCGGAATTACCTTGCTTGCGTCGACACCCGCCTCTTCGAATGAGCCGACAAGCGCCGCAGAAGACCCCATGTCTAGGCCGAACTGCTTCAGCTGCGCACCGCCGCGGTTGACGATCCCAATCAACTCATTGACACCGATGCCTGACGCCTCATTGGCTCGGAAGAACGCGTCGAGCGTAGGCACCTGGTCCTTGACCTCGACGCCCATGATGCGGAACGCCTTACCAAGGTTGCGGACGTTGACGTCCTCACCAGTCAGTCGCCCGAGGTTCGCGACATGGCTGACGAGGTCATCGAAGTCTGTGGGGTTCAATCCCTTGAATGCGCGGGATGTTTCAGCGACGACACTGCCGATGTCGCCGATCGCTAGCGGAACCTTGGTGGATATCCGCTCAGTGGCGTTCTCCAACTCCTTCAACGCCGGACCGGTCGCGCCTGTCTTCAAACGCAACTCGTCGAACACGTCGTCGAATTGGGCGCCCAAGTCGTACAACTGGCGACCGGCCAGCACCAAGCCGGTCCCCAGCGCAGCGACACCTGCTAGCGCGGCACCGCCCGCGACCGCGCCCGCTGCGCCCAGCGCGCGGCCCGCAGTACCGGCGAAGTCGGCCAAACCACCAAACCGGCGGCCCAAATCATCGGTTCCGTCTCCGAGTTCCTTCTGGGCGGACAACAGGGACTTGTGACCGCTCTCGGCCTCACGGCTAGCACGCGCGCTGTTACGGCGGGACGTAGCCAACCGTTCCTCAGCCTTGACGACTCGGTCGTCGCTGGCACCAGTGTCACGCAGGCGCTTCAGCGACGCCTCATCAGCCCGCACCTTGCCCAGCGCGTCAGCGGCCTTGTCCTTCAGCTTCGAGTACGACTCGGCTAGCTTGTCGACGTCGGCGGCGGCAGACTTCATGCCGTCGCCGAGCTCCTTGCTCGCCTTCTTCCCCACACCCTCGAATGCCTTACCCAGCTTCCCGTTGACCTGCTTGTCAACGCCGTCGAAGCTGAGAATTACCGGCAGGGTGTAGTAGCCGACCTCGTTACCGGCCACTATCCGACGCACTCCTCTTGGACCACGCGGCCAAACACCAGGAGGAACTCGTTGATGTCTCTACGCTTGGAACCGAGGGCCTGCAGCATCGCCCACTGGCCGGCGCCGAGGATGATCTTCGCGGCGCTGGCATACTGCTTCGACCCGATAGCCAGGCAGGCTTCTATCTCCCAGTCATCAAGGTTCTTCGGAATGACGAAATTCGCCCCGCGGAACGGGATTTCGACCGTATCTACCGAGTCGTCATCGTCCGTTTCGGGGGGCGAGGTCTTCGTTTTAGGCATGGGCTACCTTTCGGGCTTCTTGGGCGTTTGCTTTGGCCTTCTCCAGGCCGGAACGGCGATCCTGTTCCGCTGAACGACGCTTCTTATAGCCGGCGAGTGCTTCGTCCTTCTTCACCTGTTCCGCTTGCCGTTCCGCACGCTGGGCAGGACTGAGGGGGCGGGAAGGATGAGGGATCTTCGCGATCGCCTCGAACACGTCCATGGAGACGAGGGCGGCATCGGAAAGAGGACGTACACCGTCGTTCTTCGCGATCGCCAGAGGAGAGTCGTACGGGGCGTAGCGGAGACGGTTGTGGATTTGCCTCAGGGTGAGGATCCGGCGGCGTCCCGGTTGGAATCGGTACCGGTCCCGATAGTCCACCCCGAGCGATCCGAGCGTGGCTTCAATCGCACCTTCATACCGTTGCAGGTCCAACAGCAGAGCCGGGATACCCCCGAACGCCACGTCGAGTGCGCTTCCCGTAGTACTGATCCCAACGGCTTCCGCGAACACATGGGACGCTTTGACGCTGTCACCACGCTTAGGGGCGGCAACAAGGAAGTCGGGCCACTGGTGACCGAGAATGTGACGCAGCGCCACAACCAAGGCATGGTGGTTGACAGTGAGGGCTTTCGACTGGTTCACGGCGAGGCAGTTGAGGACTGCTTCCCGCGGCCATGTGTCGACGTCTAGTGGGATCGTCCAGTCCCGCCCCTTGAAAGGGACTTGGACATGGGACTGGCCGATCGCCTCAGCCTCTACAGGGTCAGTGGTCACCGGCAGGTGCCTCAGGCACCACAACCGGAGTTGACTTCTTCTCGTCGACGATCTTGGCGACCTTCTTCTTATGCACCAACGACACCGCAGAATCCGGGTCGACGTACACACGGTCGCCAACCGAACGCGCGTCAGTGCCCTTCACGAACTCGACGAGAACGCGGTTCCGGCTACGAATCGAACTCATTCCGGCAGTCCTTCCTGAATCACCCAGTACGCGCCGGCGACGGGAGTCAACGAACCCTGAACTTCCCAGCCCTCGACGTCCTGCTTTCGGTCATCGTTGGTCACCCACAGGCGGACCGGCGCCGTGGACAGTCGACGCTCCTTGAAGCCGTCCTCGTCGACGAACTCGACAGCAACACGACGCTTCTTGATCGCCGGAACATTGGCGGGGTCGACCAGATCCTCGCGGACCTCGTTGTCCTCCAAAAGCGTGAACGTGATGTCAGCCTTCGGGTTCTTCGACCGCTCCAGAACGCGGCCCTGCTGCCAAGAGTTGACGTCGGTCCGCTCGATGTCGCGGGCAATGCCAACACCGGGATCGCCGAGCATCAGGCCGGCGGGCAGCCACGCGGCGTGAAGGGCGGCATCAATGTCAGCGGGCTTGTGGGTAGCTTCCACGTAATCGACGTCGGGGTCGAAAATGAAGACGTCGCCCGTCTCCCAGACCCGAATGTTGCCAGCGTTACCGGCCATTGGATTCTCCTTGTATTGGTTATGCGGAAACAGGTTTCACGATGACCGGCATCGTGATCGACGCCAGGAAAGCGCCTGTGCCCCGATCCCGCGTGATGAGCGGGCCGGACACGTCTTCAATGCGGCTCAGGACCGCGGGCCGATTGGCCAGGATGTCGTCGACAGCGGAGTCGACGACTTGGCGGGCTTCGTCTCGACCCACCGCGTACGCGGTCAGTCGGAGAGTGATCCTGCGGGGGGTTTGCCCTAGTGACCAGGCGTCCCCGACGACTCGGGGGCCGCCATCGTCAGAGACGAGCAAGGTTGGTTTACCTGCGGCGGGTTTGTAGTCGTCGTCCACGTGAAGGGTCGTCGTCCACGTGGGGTGCGCGGTGGCCCACGCGGCAGCGACAGCGTTTTTCGTCGCCTTCGCGGGGTCTTGGCTAGGCACCGTTAGCCACTTCGTTAGCGGCGCGCGTAGCCGTCCCATGCTTGGCTTGGTTATCGGCACCAACCACCACAGCCGCCACGAACCGGTCCTTGCTTTGGTATTCCTCGATATGCGCCTCGGAATCACCGGTCTTAGCGATAATCTTCTCCGCCGCGGCCCTTACCGCGGCTTGGCCGGCTGGATCAGTCCTCAGGATCTTGGCGATGGCAGCGGGGTTGCGTTTGAAACCCTTCTTAGCCATCTTCTGTCAGCCTCTTCGCGGCGAGGATGGCGAGTTCTTCCCGCACGATCTGGCGGATCCGTTCCTCCGCCACATCTTCCGGCCTCTTAACGTCAATCTCTGGACCAGGTGCGTTACCCCAAGCCATCAGGAAGCTCCAGTCGTGGACTTACACAGCACTTCAAGGCACTCGAGCGCGTCTGCTGACGACCACGGGTCTCGCCATTCCTGCACACGGGCAAGGCAAGTCCGCCCACGAACCTCAATCAGATCGTCGTCACTTATTGGTGAACCCAGCGGCAGGTAGACAGTGAACTCGGCGGAATCCAACCCGCCAGACTCCGTGAACTGACCGGTCGTGTTACCCGGTGCCACCGTGAAAGCATCGATCACTACTGGTTCGCCGTCAGGTAAGGGGTTGCCGTCGTTATCGAGCCCGCCGGCAGTCGTCACAGTGACCTGCTCGTTCGTTCCGAAGACGTTCACTGCTCGTAAATCGGCTGGCCGGCAAGGGATGCACCGCATGAGCAAGAGCCGCCGAAGTACACCGAACAGATCAGCGAGTGATAGCCGCCGCATGACACGGTGTCGATGGAGAACGCCTTCGATTCCGACCCGTTCTTGCAAATGTCCTGCAGCTGCGTTATCTCTGAGGGCCAGAGGTTGAAGCCGCCACGATTGCTGGTGTCGAACGTGACACCCATAGGACCTATCGTCTTCGACTGGAAAGCACCCGATCCGGCTTCCGCCCAGCGGGTTACAGCCCCAATCAGGACCAGTTTCGCCTCAGCCAACTGGTCCGGCGTGGGGGTGGCGGCAAGGCAAGGCGCAACCCGTGACGCGCGAGCATTAGCACCGTTGACCCACGTGTCGGCCATCGCGTGTGAAGCGACGCCTTCAGGAAGGTCCATGGTGTAGATGATCTGGGCCACGGGTTGCGCCTACCCTCTAGTCGTTCGCCGAGGACTTGGGCCGGCCCGGTGACCGCTTCTCCGGTTCCGGAAGTCGGTACCCGGCAGCGATCCGCAGGGCCTTCTTGGACTCGGCGACCGACACCGTCTGCCCATTCGGGGCGATCAGCGTGACCGTCCCATCCTTCTTCTCAGCCATTGGTCAGTCTCCTGTCTCGTTCTGTTGCTCCGTGAGCGCGTCCGCCACCAGCTGCGCGTAGGCGACCCCGGCGCGGACCACGAAGGTCGCTGGTGACGTAGATGAGTCGTCCACTCGCACTACGCCTGTGACATCTTACGAAGTACCCAGAAGTGATGCTGGGATCGTCACCGGGATGAAGGAGATCATGGCGGGTATTAGCCTCCTGTCGGATCTGCGTTCTTGACCACGGCGAAAGCGTCCGTGGACAAGATTCCGATGCCGTAGACAACCTCGGAGCGGATCGCGATCTGGTTGGACCGCTTCAGGTCGCCCAGGCCGTCCGGGTCGCCGAACTCGATCAGCTCGAGCGGGACGTTGACCTGCACACCCCACCGGAACGCGGTGAAGTCGCCGGCGATAGCCTTCACGTTCGGGTTGGTGGTGCGGTAAGCACCAGTCGCGGCGGTCACAGCCTCAGGTCCGCCGCGGACAGTGTCCGACACGGCGGCACCCAACCCCATGAACGCGGTGGTGTCCGTACCGAAACCCAGCTCGGGGTACAGCTTCTGACCGGTCGTGGGGTTGCGCTGCGTGGCCAGCTTGAACGCGTAGCTGTTGTCCAGCGCGAGCCCGTTGGGGGAAATGCTGTCGTCCAGCACCAGCCCAACAGCTGCCTCAATGGCCTGATCAGGCAGGGCCAGGGTGGCGGTCGTCAACTCGACGACGTTGGTGCTGTCGATGATCTTCGCCGGCGAACCGGACAGCAGAGCACCAGTCAGGGGGTTGATGCCGTGGATGGCGATCAGGTCCAGCGCACGGCCGAGGGCGACGCCGGACAGGTCGGCCATCACTTGGAGGACGCCGAGCTGGCGGGAGTCGTCGGCCCACTTGACTTCCTGGTTGAACCGCTGGGTGACCTGCACCTTGCGCGGGATCGCGACGACGGGAGCGAACGTCGCAGTCGACTCGCTCTTCTGACCACCTTCGCCCACGACCTCGCCGCGGGGCGGAGCGGTCAGGGTCATGTACTGCTGCGATCCGAACTCCTGGGGCTCGGCGGCAGACAGGCGGGCAAGGACGGACTGTCCCTGCGCCTTCTGCCACACGCCCGGGACCATGTGATTGGGAAGAGAGAATGTTCCGGTAGCCAAAGCGGCCATGGGGCTGTTCCTTTCGGGTTAGGAACCGCCCCCAAAGAAGTTCCGCGCGAACTCGCGGTCGTCTTCTTCGGTGGTGGTTCCGGTCTTTGTCGACGTGCCCTCCTTGGACACGATCGGGTTCTTCTTCTTTCGCTCGGCCTCGGCATTTGCTTGCTCAGCCATGCGGTCTGAGAGCCTCTTCGCTTGGGCGGTGAGGGTCTCTTCGTCAGTTCCAGTGAGAAACAGGTCTGCATCGGACGGCTCGCCGTTATCCCCCCGCTTCGTGCTGATGCGGAAGTCAGCCGCGACTTGGGCTCGGAGGGCCTTCGTCTCGGACTGTTCGATCCTTTTTTGAAGATCGGCCACCAACTGGTCGGCCGTCTTCTTACCGTCCGCTGCCTTCTTGAGATCGTCGTAGTCGGCGTACTTCTCCGACACCTTGCGGCGCTCCTCGGCTCGAGTCGTGCCGATGAGCTTGTTGACCTCTTCTTGCGTGAAGGTCTTGGTGTCGTTAGCGGCGGGCGTCTCTCCGCTTTCATTACCGCCCTGATCATCTGGTGCGTCGACCGCGCCTTCTACTACTTCAGACATGCATTTCTCCTTGGACCATCCGTTGACCGCCGGATGTGGGCGTAGGCCCGGTCATTTACTGAGCGGGTGGATCATGGAGTGCTCAGGCTGCGCTGGTATCGCCCTGATCAGGCGTTTCGCCGCCTCTGGTGCGCCGGCTAGCGGCTACGGCACGCGCCGCACGCTTCGCTTGCTGCGGAGTTAGACCGAGAAGTTCAAACCCCACAGCCGTTCCCGCCAACTCGGGTATGGCCGCCAACTGCTTGGACCCTGCATCAGCGACAGCCGCGCGCGACAGATACCTGGGATCGCGCCATTGAGTGTCAATCGACTTCCAGTCATCGGGAATGGCGTCGATTGCAATCTTGTTGCGCATGGCCAAAGCGCGCACGAATGACTTCCGCAGGGCAGGGGTGAAGTCATCAACTGCGCCCTCAGCTTCGGCGATCAACTCGTACTGCGACGCGTCGTAAGACTCCGCAGATGTCGGATTGGACAGCCCCGAAATCGCCACGGCAGTGTCAGGAAGGGACGCTTCGCGGGCGAATAGCTTCGCCAAACCGTTGATGTCCGACCAATGGGGGTCCGGGCTCGCTGCAGGAAATTGTTTGACGTCTGCGCGGGCTTGATTCGGGGTGGCAGGATCCGCATCGTCAGGCAACCCTCTGATGCGACCCAATCGCGCTTCCCACACCGACTTTTGACTTCCGTCAGCGTTCTGTAGAGCTGATTCATCCGCGCCGAGGAGCCAGAACTCTGGGTACGAGAAGACATCCATGTGACCTTCACGGCGAGCCAACTCACGTGTAGCGGCGTCCTGCAACCCCATCATCGGGCCAGTGATCCGCGACTGGCCAAAAGGCCGCTTCGGGGCAGGCTTGTACGGCAACACCTCGGCAGGCACCCCGTACACATGCTCATAACGTTCGACCTGCCACCTGGTTGTGGCCTTGTCTCGCTGGGCGGCTATGGTCTCGTTGTCGAGGTACAACGCCATGGTGAGGACGTTGCCGTCTTTGTCCTTATCGATCACCGACAGCAAGTTGTCCAGGTGTCGGCGGCGGCGATTCCACGTCCCCGTGGCCTCAGTCGCGTCCTTCACGTGAATCAGCGCGTCGGGTTCACCATCTTGGCCGATCGTGTTGACGAGGAACGACGGGCCGTGCAGCATCGCGGCGACGATCGCACCGTCAACCTCGGACGTGAGATGGTTTTCGTCAATGATGTCGGGGCCACCGATACTGTCCAGGTCGCCATCTGGCCAAACGAATCCATCAAGGTTGCACCGCCGCGCCAACGCGTCGACAGCCTTCCCCGTCCACCCGAGAACCAAGCCCATCTTCATGTACTGCGGTGGAATCAACGTTCCGACGAACTGAATCGTCCGCTTATTCTCGTAGTACGACGTCTTCAACAGATTCGACCAGCGCCGACCGTCGATTTCCTCGAGAAGGCCGTTGATGAGTGCGTTTTCGTCGTTCGTCACCCCGGGGAGGCGAACCGTCTTCGACGCAGGCAGGCTGGGAATGCTCATGTCGCTGCGTTCCGCTTGCGGCGCACCACGGCACGACCATTACCCGTTGGTCGGCGAGTCGTCATCGCCGCATACACCGCCGCGGACATGGCAATCGCTGGACCGATGTCAAACGAGTCCGACCTAGGCTGCAACACCCAACCACCCGATGCGCGATCCTGACGTCGCGCACCACGCACAGCATTGTCAAGATCTGCCTGACCGCCATGAGATAGACGGTCCTGCTCAACCATGTTCAACCACAGTGCGTTACCGGCGCCTGATTCATTCTGCGTGTACGCCGAGGCATTGAAGAAGCTCTTCTTCAATTTCTCGCCCAACGCCTTCGCCGCACCCGTCGAGTCGTACTTGATGGGCGTCCGTTTCGTGGCGTGGCGGGTCAAAAAGTTCATCGCCTCCACCTCCGATTGAGTACCCAAAGCGATTTCAACGTGCGCGGACTCTCCTTCGCACCAGCAAGCGTCAATCCAGAACCACCCCGACTTGGTGGCGTTGATCCCGAACGAAGCCACCGTGGTCAGTCCGTCTAAGTCCGCCCTCAGGCGGGTCCAGTCGTCCTTCGGAACGACCGCAAGGCTTTCGTTGGTCTTGTCCCAGATACCGAAGACCTCCCGCAGGACGTCATCGGTGGACATGTTCTCCACAAGCCGCTCAATGGCTGACTTGCCGACCCGGAAGCCGTACGCCGGGTTGACCTGAGACAAGGTGTCCCAAAAACCTGGTGCGTCGATGTCGGCGACCACCTCATCGGGGTTCGACGGCGACATCTCCGCGTACACACCCTTGAACGGGCGGCGTTTCTTCTCCTCCAGCGCCCTATCCCGGCGACGTTTGAACGCATCGTGCACACCCAGCGCGATCTCCTGCGGACGCGGCGGGGTGCCCATGAAGAACGCCAACCCCAAGTCGGACACGTTCATCGCTGCCAGCATGTCCGTCAACGCAGACTCTTTGAGGTTCTGGCACTCGTCATACACCTGAATGTCAACCTCAGAGAACCCGCGACCAAACCCAGAAGACCGAGCGCCAAACAGAATTCGCGAACCGTTCGCGAAGTGCACACCACGACTGTCATCGGTGAACACCACCGGAAACGCCGCACGCATCTTCGGACGGATCGCCGGCTTCTCCACGATGCCCGCGATCTTCGTCAACGTCTCCGACGACGTCCGATCATGGTGCGACGACCACACCACCAACGTCCCAGGACGCGACAAGCAGATCGCGACGAGGCCGACCATGATGCCCCAGGTCTTTCCGCACTGCCGACTGATGGACAACGTCACACCCATCACGTCGCACGCGAGCGAACCGTCTTCACGCAACCCAAGGGCCGCGTACCAGATGTCCTCTTGCCACCGGTCGAACTCCACACCCATGCCCGGCAACTCAGGTTCGATCAGTTCGGTATAGCGAGTGAAAGCAATGTCATCCGGGATGTGGCAGTACTGCGCGATGTCAACAAGAGGGGCAGGGTTAGCCCGACTTACGGAAACGCGCGGCATCGAACGCAACCACCTTGCCGGCATCCGCAACCGCAGGCTTGTCATCACCCAACATCGCCGTCAGCCGAAGAATCTCCGCCTTGGCCCGCTCAAGCTGAGTGTTCAACTGCGACCGCAACTGCGGCTTCTCCTCAAACGCCTCAGCAAGAAGACGGTAACGAATCCTGGCCTCCGCCAACTCATCGTTGGCCGCCATCGCCTCGTTCAACGTCGTATAAGCCATCAGTTTCTCCATCATCCCGTCCGTTAACCGCCTGACGTGGGCGTAACGCGCCCGGAGCGGACGCAAGTTCAGATGAAGCGAGGATTAACGTACGTCGGGCGGATCGACACCAACTGCCGACCACCCGAAGACTTCTCACGATTGCACTGACGGCACGACGTCTGAAGGTTGTCCAACGCATCAGCCTCCACCGGAGACCACCCAAACCGCGCGGCCTCGTCAGAACTGATGATGTGGTCCACCTCAAACGACCGCGGATGCGGAGGACGCGCCGAATAGTCAATCTCACCGCCAAGAACCTGACAATCGGCCGTAATCTGCAGCGCACACGGCCCGTCACCGTCCCTGCGACGTACTTCAGCACGCCGGCGGGTCCGAATTGTGGTCGAAGCGAACGGCATGGCCAAAACCCCCTACCCCTGGGTCACACACACACCGCGGCCGTACCGAGCGGCGGCTCCAGACGGCCCGGAGGGGTGAGGTACCCAGGGTATCGTCGCAGGTCAGAGGCTTGCTGAGCCTCTCACTTCATGAGGTCGAAGGCTTCCGACATGCGTTGGCCGCCCCGGTTGATGAGGCGCCCCATCTCGTTGAGTTCGGTGTCACTGGTCGGGGTGACTGTCATGCACAACTGTGCGAGTGCCCGGAAGTCGTCGATGGTGTCTTGCAGTGCGTCGTTGACTTGGGTGTCGGGGCTGGGTAGTTGGCGTTCGAGGTGGTCGACGGAGGTGCGGAGTCGTGTGCAGTTGACCCGCATGGTCGGTAGGTCGTAGTGCTGCATGGCGTCGCCGATGCTGGTCATGGCGTCGCCCATGGTGTGGATCTCGTCTGCTGCCCCACGCTTCCACTCGCTCATGGCTTGAGCTGTGGCGGATGTCTGCGTGGGTGTGACGGTGACCGTCTGGGCTGGTGTGGTGGTGTTACCGCAGGCTGTGAGCAGTATGGCCGCGGTGAGTATGGGCAGGGCCTTCATGTTTGGACATGCTAGCTAAGTTTGCCAACATCCGGTCTCAAGCCGATATATCGGAGCCTTTCCGCAGGTCGTGCAGGTCGGCTCGGGTTTGCTCCAGAGAACTAACGATCAGCCCGACTCATCAGACAAGCGCCGCCGATGATGACACCAGCCAGGACTAGTGCCATTACCAGCAATGAAATGTCCATCAGCAGATGCCGCTGATCGTGGTGTCGACGATGGTGCGTCCGCATTCACAGAGTCGCTCTTCGATATCGACCGCGGCGACCCGCCCGCTGCGACGGTTACGCCAGTCTTCGAGTTGATTCGGGTCGGGGTCGTAGGTGATGTGCAGTGGATCGTCCATCGAACCCGCGCTGAGGATGGCTTTGATGGTGTCGTGCAGTGCACCCTTGCCGTGAACCTTCACCGTGTCGTTGCTTGGCTTGTCGCAGGGCTCGGATGCGAGGAGGTTGAAGTCCTTGTCCCAGAGGCGCGCCGTGCCGAGGAAGTGGGCTGAGATCAGGTCCGTGGTCATTCCGACTCCTCAATCGCGGCGTGAAGCTGTTCAAGCCGTACGTCCATCTCAGCCTTCGCGATGACCCACTCGGCTTCCATCTCCGCATACGACTTCATCGCACCCGGTCCAACAGGTTGTTGATCTCCACCGTGTACCGCCACTCATCCTTGCTGCAGTAACCCTCACCCTTGGGGCCGCGGTGAAGCCCGCACCGGCAGTCACGATGGTGTCGGTAACGCCTGACCAAGGTGACGGCCTCAGCGAGCTGAACCTCAGGGAGAGTAGCGGGCATGGCGACCTCGCTAGATATGAAGGAGCGCCACCGTGGATTGGACACACTGGTAGCGCAGTTCCCTAGCATACACGGCGTTTACGCAGGTAGCTAGCAGAAACGCTGTGACGGTGTGTCGGGCCGTCACTCGAGCACCCCGGCGGGGAGCTGGTAGCCGAGTACCCGCCCCAAATGTGTGAAGTACTGGGGTGTCCACACGTGGCGGCAGGCGAGGCACTCGCAACCATTGCCGCTGATAGACAGGGCTGGTTTGCGGACGAGGTCGCCGGCGGAGTCCTTGCGGTGCACGATCTTCGCGCCGCATGCAGGGCAAGGATCGGGTAGTGACCAGGATGCGGGTGGGCGTAGGAGTTGGTCGATGGACTGCACCCATTGCTGAATGTTGGTGGCGATCTGGTCTGCCTTGGATGCGTCTTGCGGCCTCCACGCTTGGCCTCTGCATCCGTGCTTCTCGATGGAGCGTAGGCGGATGACGGTCATGTGTGGCATGTCGTCTGGGTCTTCGGAGGCGTCGATGTTGGGGCGTGGTTCCCAGCAGGAGACTGCGATGTCGATTTCGTTGAGGAGGTCCGCTGCGTCGATGTGCAGTGGTGGGAGGCTGCGTGCGACGCCGGCGTATCCGGATCCTTGTTCTCCGGGTAGTGCTTCTCGGAGTTCGGTGTAGATGGAGTCGAGCCAGTGGGTTTGACCCTCGATGACTTCGGGGCGTGGGTCGGTGAGTTTGGAGATGGCGTCGGAGAGGCGGCGGCGGGCGCCGATCAGGTCGCCGTCTTCGGTCTGTTCCTGCGGTACGGCAGTCATACGTCGTTCTCCTCAACATCGCCCGGATAGGTTGCCTCGCCGATGGACTCCAGAGCTGCATGAAGCATCCCCTGGCTGATGTAGTAGGGCTGCGATCCCCAACGCGGGAAGATCATGATGCGGCCACCACGATCACCCTCATCGTCGAAGAACTGAGTTCCCACGATGAGAAGTGCATCGGTGACGGTTTCGTTGTCTGCGTGCTCCTCGACCAGTTCACTGATCGCAGCGTCCAACGTTTCGTACCCCTTCTTCACAGTGTTTCCTTCCGGGTCAACTCAAAAGTCTCGAACCTATCCAACGGATCAACAGTCGCCCTCCA